CCCTGCTGGATTGGATTTTCGACCCCCTTCCACTTCCCCCAATGTGGGTAAACTGAGAACGAAAACACCGGCGCAACTGACAGTTGCGCGTTCTCGGTATAGATTTTACCGGAGCGGGCTAAATCAGTCTAATGAGTTAAGGCGCCTTAACTGCGAACATTGTTAAAAGAATAACAAGCGCGTTAATATGAGCGACAAAATAGCGCGTGTTATAGTCTCGAGCTATAATCAGTTATAGATATAAACTATTTGACAAGTGCGAAAGTGTGCGCTATAATAGGCACATAAAGCAAGGGAAAACAAAACCATATCAACAAAAGGGGAAATTAATATGAAAACAGTATCGGTTATTTGCGTATATCACGGAACAACAATTTATAATTTAACTGTAAATTATAAAGGCGGTATAACTACTCTTAAAAGGTATGATATTTCGGATAACAACGCAAAGGAATACAACAACTTTAAGGAAATGTATAAGGCTATTTTGGAAATTTTAAAGGCGAATAATTTCAAAGTTACATATACAGAAGATTTTATGGCAAGGTGGTACAACATCCAGTTTATAGACGCATTAAACCCCACACGCATAGAAACATTTTCGTTTAAAAAATAATCGGGGGCTTTTACAGGTTTTGAGCCAATCAAGCCCTATTCCATAGGCGCAAGCCTAAAACAAAAACAAAAGGAGTAACAGAAAATGAAACAGTATATTAATGATATCGAGGTAAAGTCCACCAACTACAAGAAGTATGCCGCACTTCTTGAAAACTATAGCCGCGCCGTCAAAATGCACGGCTATAGACAGGTACATGACTGCTACGTCAAACCGAGCGGGGCTAAAGACGCTGTTGAAAATAGAATTTGGCGAGAGATGGTAGACCGCTACGGCTACGGCTACGCCGTCACCGGCTATAACTGCACAATGTTCTCGTGCGCCTATCTCTTTCCGCATCCGGAGGATGGAAACTTGATTCTATGCTATGAAACACCCTATCATACCTACTATATCGACGCTGCGGGGCTTTAAGCCCCGTCGCGCCGCTGAGGTATTGCCATGACAAATTCCGATATGTTTACCCTCTTATACCTACTATTTATCCTGCCTATCTCCATAGGATCAATCATATCATTTATCCGAAAGTGAGGTTACATTATGTTTAACGCAAAAGACTACCACGACTTAACCCCAAATTCTCGCCGCGCCATTGCCAAACTATCCGACTTCTATTGTCCCGCAGACTGTAAACATTGCCCCTTTTATTGCAGCGAGCCTATCACCGTCGAATATACCATAGATGGTGAACTCTATACCCACGAGGGCCGCTGTATTGTCAATTCCGCTCGCGTCGAGTTTCCCGATTGGAGGTATGAATAAATGCAAGGCAACATTCAAATCGAAGTCTTAAACGAAAGTGCGGCCATGGTTGCCCTACACCTAAAAGATGTATCTGATTTTGATAAGCAAGTCCTCGTCATGTCCCTCTCGAGCGCGCTTGCCCTTACTCCAACCGACCTTTTCTTAACGACACTCATGTACCCCGATTTCGTCGCCAAAGCTAAACACGCCAAAACGGATTTATCGAACAAACGTTCTACCCCTGACTTATAGCCTCCGTCTATACCCAGCTATCGGAATCTCCTATTGGACAACTCCGTCACAATCTGCTACAATGAATACATCAACAGGAGGAACACCACCATGAACGAATCCTATTACGACCTCTTTTGTTCCCGCTTCCCGCAAGACAAATCTTTCCAGCGCCACGCGCTCAAGCATTGTTGCCCTCATTGGTTTTTCGACATTCCCTACAATCATGACTGTATGACCGACACTTGCGCGAAATGTTGGGGCAGAATCCCCGACTACCCGCCGCCCATCAAATAGTCCATCTGCAAAGCGGGCTTGCGTGGAAATTAATTATTGAAAGGAAGTGTTCAAAGCTCTCCTTTGTGATAATTCACCCACCCTATCTTCACCTTTTCCGTTGACTGTCGAAACAAGGCCGCCCGCTGGCCTTGTCTACCGAAGCCGGTTACTTCGGTACTGACGAGACAAACCTCGCGGAAAACAAAACCAGAAAGGAAAACAACATGAAAGCACCCCAGATTACCCGTACCTTTACCACCACCCGCGCAACCATTCTTGGCCTTGACACCATCAACGCCGAACCTATGAACAAGGACATTGACCTCGCCGGTCACTTTGAGTCCGAGGACAAGATTATCAAGGCCGCCAAGAAGCTCATCGAGACAGAGGACTTCAAGGTCTGCAAGCTCGTCCGCTGCGAGGAAATTACCGAGCTGCGCGGAATGAGCGTCCAGAAGTTCCTTGAGAACTCCGAAGTCATTCCCGACAAGGCCACCAACGACAACCAGTAACCAACCAACATATCAAATTAAAAGGAGATTATCAAAATGACCGGATACGAAGCTAAAATCACCTACTCTTCCAAGGAACTCACCGCCCGCGAGAAAATCAAGCTCAAGGACTTGACCAACGCCGTCCAGCTCGACGAAGCCACGCAGAACGCCGACTTCGAGGGTGCGGGCAACCTCGTCATTACCCCCGACTATTACGCCGAAGTCTCCGTCCACAATGAGAAGTCTGACAGCAAGGATTACGTCAAGTTCGTAGTGGTTGATACCAACGGTACGAAGTACGTCACCGGCTCTGAGAGCTTTATCACCGCTTTTAAGGACATTGTTGACGAGATGGCTGAAGCCGGTGAAGAGGGCTACGACATTGAGGTCTACCGCATGGAAAGCAAGAACTACAAGGGCAAGAGCTTTATCACCTGTTCTCTCAAGTAACACCAACAGCGTAACCATTTGTAACCTTTTGAACTAACTGCTCATTGCACCGGAGAGGGAACTTGTCACTCCCTCTCCGGTAACTAAAAGAGGTGATACAATGTCACTTAAATCAGAGTACAACAAAGAGCGAGCGCGAGTAGAAAAACTCGCTCGAAAGCTCGAAAAGCAAGGCTATACATTCGGAGATAACATTCTCCCACCAATCCCGAAGCGCCCGACAGTAGCAAGCATAAAGCGCATAGCAAAAATCAATATCGGCTTTCTTCGCGCAAGGTCAATCACACAGCCAGAGCCAACAGCACCACCAAGCATTAAGCGCGCTTCCATCTCACAGCGCAAGGTAAAAGCGCCTGAAACTCCGAAGCCGACAAAAACCGCGGCCGAGTACACTGCAAGAGGAAAGCAACAGGCAAGACCGGAATTAGAGAAATTCCGAAAAATAGGCCAGAAGCCTTATATCCCGCACCCACGCTCGAAGCAATCCGAACAGCTTGTAAGTCTGAAAAATTTCATGCGGAACGCCGAAAAGCGGGGCTTTCAATTTCAGCTTTCAGCGGATGACCTAATCAAGAAAGAGTTCAAGAAGCACTCAGAGCTATATCAATACGCCACTTATGTAGACCCAGAAACCGGAGAGCTTTTAACAGGTTTAGAGGGCAGGGCATTAGAAAAACAGAGAGCAGCGCGAAAGACACAAGACACAAAGAAATACAAGGCTGGAAAAGCCGCAGCGCTCGAACTGATTCCTGAAATACCAGCTACACCATATCCCACAGAGCAAGAAATAGGCTATAACAATCTAATGTCACTTCTTCGTACCGTTTCAGAGGGGGGCTCAAGCCTAATGTTGGGCTTAGACCTACAATATCAAAGAAACGCGACAGGTATGTTAAACGCAGTAGACCGCGCGATTGATACAATAGGGCTAAGAGCTTTTCTTGAGATGTTAAAAACGCCAGAGGGCGAATATCTCTTGACTAAGGCATATGACGCTATCTTTGCAAGTGATGATTATGTAGCAAGAGAATGGTGTTTGCATCTTGAAAACTTACTGCATAGAAACAATCTCATTTCCGACGAAGAATTGAAGCATATTCAAGACGAGCGTAATGAAACGTGGGAACTTGTGAAATAACCCGAAAGGGAATGAAAGAATGTGGCTAAACGCTCATACCGCTACTTTGTAGGGGACTTCGAGACAACCGTCTACAAGGGACAAGTTAATACAGAGGTATGGGCAAGCGCCGCTGTGGAACTATTTAACGAAGATGTTAAAATCTTCCATTCCATAGATGAAACTTTTGACTACTTCTGTTCCCTTAAAACGAACATCATTTGTTATTACCACAACTTGAAGTTTGATGGTTCGTTTTGGCTCTCCTACCTCTTAACGGAAAAAGGCTATCAACAAGCACTCGAATACAACAGCGACAGCGAATATGATTGCCAATGGATTCCAGCATGGAAAATGCCCTCTGGCTCATTCCGCTACTCAATCAGCAACCGAGGGCAATGGTACACCATCACCATTAAAGTAGGCAAGTTCATCATCGAGTTCCGCGACAGCTTGAAGCTCCTACCATTCTCCGTCAAGCGCATAGGCAAGAGTTTCAAGACCAAGCACCAGAAACTCGACATGGAATACACCGGCTTACGATATGCAGGCTGCACCATCACGCCGGAAGAACAAAAGTACATAGCAAACGATGTTCTCGTCGTAAAAGAAGCTCTGGAAATCATGTTCACCGAGGGGCATAACAAGCTCACGATAGGCTCTTGTTGCCTTGATGAGTTCACCAAGCTGACAGGTAAAGAAGAATATGAATACTACTTTCCAGACGTATATGACATGCCAATAGACCCCGAACAGCACAAACAATCAACAGCAGGAGACTGGATTAAGAAAAGCTACAGAGGTGGATGGTGTTATTTAGCAAGAGGAAAAGAGAACAAGGTGTTTACCAACGGTACAACGGCAGACGTAAACAGTCTATACCCATCCGTTATGTCATCGGAAAGCGGAAATCGTTATCCGGTAGGCAAACCGCAGTTCTGGATAGGCGACCCACCGAAGTGGATAGACACCGATGATAAAATATTCTACTTCATTCGCTTGCGAACACGGTTCAAAATCAAAGAGGGTATGTTGCCTTTCATCCAAATTAAGGGAAACCTACTTTACCGTGGAAATGAAATGCTTGAAACCTCTGACATTTACGACCCGAAAACAAAGCAATACTACGACCACTACTATGACTTAGACGGAAACCTTGTACCAGCAACAGTAGAACTAACATTAACCATGATGGACTATCACCTACTACTCGAACACTATGACCTATCAGACACCGAGTATATAGACGGCTGCTGGTTCGCAACTGAAATAGGTTTATTTGACAGGTACATGGAGAAGTACAAGAAGATTAAAATGGAAAGCAAAGGCGCAATGCGAGAGCTTGCCAAACTCTTCTTGAATAACCTATATGGCAAGATGGCGTCCAGCACAGACAGCAGCTTCAAGGTCGCTTACGTCAAAGAGGATAAATCTCTCGGCTTCATCGAGATAGAAGAACACAACAAGAAAGCGGGGTATATTCCAATTGGCTCAGCTATTACTTCATATGCTCGAAACTTTACCATACGCGCCGCACAACAAAATTATCACGGTAGAGATAAACGCGGATTCATTTATGCGGATACCGACAGTATCCATTGTGACTTACAATCAGAGGAAATTGTCGGAATCAAAGTTCACCCTACAAACTTTTGCTGCTGGAAGCTGGAAAGCTGTTGGGACAAGGGAATATTTGCAAGACAGAAAACATACATTGAGCATATCACCCATGAGGATTGCGAACCAATCGACGAGCCGTTCTACAACGTGAAGTGCGCCGGTATGCCTGACGCTTGCAAGGAGCTGCTGATTAACAGCATCACACAAACAAAGACAAGGAAAGAATACACCGAAGAGGAAGAGCAATTCATAAACCAGAAACGAGAACTAACTGATTTCAAAGTGGGCTTGTCAATACCGACAGGCAGACTAAAACCGAAAAGGATAATGGGCGGCATACTTCTTGTAGATGGGCCTTATGAAATGCGATGAGAAGAAAAAGAATTACACTAAATGACACGGTAGACCAACTGCTGAAAGAGGGATTCAGCGACGTGTTAGTTGACGCGTGTGGTCTATGGGTAAGACAGCCTGACAACGTAAAAGACAGATACGGAAAACTGTTTGTCAGGTATGTTGACCGCACATACGATGACCACACCGCTTTCGTAGAAGTAGAGTACCCAGCATTGTGGTTTTTATAAGGAGAAAGCTATGGTTATTTTATTACTCACAGCAACTTGCTGCTTGATGTGTGTCGCTCTTATTGTCCTCGCGTTATGGTTGAATCACTTGGAAAATAAGCTCGACGAGTGGCATGAAGAAGTAACAGAAAAGCGCGAAAGGTGGGACTTCCGATGAGCGCAGAAATGATTCTTTGGCTGTGGTCAGGCGTTGTAGTGGCGATTGCCTACTATATGTTGTTTCACACCGGAGGTGACGACTTAGATGGCTAACTATGAAAGAATGTGGAACAGCTTAAAGCGAGAGCTTCAACAACTGGAAGAGCATTATAGCGATATGCGTTTGTACTACGCAAGGAAAGGTCAGCCAACATTAGCCACTCACTTCAAAGAGCGTGGAGACGGTGTAGCGGAAGCAATCATGTATATGGATTTAGCGGAGGACGACGCGCATGAGCGGTAATATTATATTTGAAAATGCAACGTGTAACGCGTGCGGACACCGCGAAATCTGTAAATATAAAGAAGCAGAAGCTAAAGAGGCAATGCAACTAAAAATGGAGCACTTTGCTCCCCTTATTTCAGACCCGTTTATAGTTATAGTTAGCTGTCGGCATTTTAAGTAAAATTTAGTGCGGGATAGAGACGAATCCCTATCCCGCACATTGTATCAACAACAGATGCACACCGAAAGCGGTCAGCGAAACCGATACATTTTCAGGCGGTACATTCAAACCGTGCTACCCTGAAATGGCGGTCGGTGAAACAACTGATGATACCAAAGGAGTAAATATGTGGTATGTAATTACAACGCTCGTTATTGGAGGGACATTTACAACCGGTTTTACAGATGTGATGGTTAAAGACATTCGGGCAAGTATAAAGCAGGGCTTTAGACCAGATGTTGAAGATGTTATAATGACTTGCATTAGCGCTTTTAATGCGTTATCTTCATTTGTACTTGCTATCTATTTCTTAGTATGAAAGTGATTTTAGAACAGCTTCCTTGCACCGCAAGTCCTTGAAGCGGAAGCAACCACGCTCAAAGTAGTAACGAAGATTGAACAGGAACAAATCGTTCCTCTTGAGCATGACATAATTCAGCTCGTGGTCGTCCGTTGTCACGGTGATTTTCAGCGGGAACGTTTCATCCGCTCTATCATCGCAATAGATAACTCCCGCTTCTGCAAACTCACGAATACCATACGTCTGGCCGTTATACTTCAACGTAGCCATGTATCGACCAACACCTTGCGGGCGGTCAACGAACGCCTTGTTGTCGTTCAGGTACACGCTCTCCGAAGAGTAAGCAACATAGCTATTCCGAGCGAAAGCCTTATTGAATCCGCTGCTCTTCTGAGCGTCAGCGGCACTCTCCACGAAGCCCTGTTCCAGAACGAAACCATCTCCACGCAGGAAGCGTGTTTCATCCGTAAGGCGAGAGCTAATACCCAGCTCCACATAGTAGGGGTTGATAATGCTGACAGGGTTCGACAGCATATAAACCGGAAGATAGCGATTCTGTTCTCCTTGTCCACGAGCCATAGAGGTGTGAACTGAAATGAACTTCTTGATTTCATTCGGGCAATAGGTATTGCTTTCGCTCTGGAACTCGTCGAAGATAAGGCGCTTCACATCGGAGAAGAAGTGAGAGTTTTTCTTAATCTGGTCGGCGCTGTTGATACTCACAGCATAGCCGCACGGTTCACCATTCAGGTAAAGCTCATGATAGATACCTTTAGCTCTCTTCTTTGAAGTCATGGTGTAGCCGTTGAAGAACAGCTCACCAATATCCTTGAAGAACTTCTCTGCACAATCGTCCAGCTCATAGTTATAACGGTATAGTAGCCCGAACTTCTCTCTCTTATCGAGGAAGCGATTGACGACAAGTCTACCGAAGTAAGTAGTCTTACCACCGGTACGGTTGGTCGTACACATATAAATCTCAGGGCGATTGCCGTTAATGTCAGTCAAGCTCAGCAGTTTAGTTCCGTCGTAGTAGTTACCCATTACTTCTTCTCGTCTGTATGCTTCGTCACAAAGTAGAAGCTGATAACCATACTGAATACAGTCATAAACTGTTCCGCTGTGATAACTCCCACAATGGCGAGATAGCAGAACACCCCAGAAAGGGCAAACGCAATGATACTGCAAACATTGAACAGAGAAACGATTTTATCAAACATCATTCTCACCTCTCCAAACCTTAGAAATTTTGATAGCGCCGAGCGCCATAGCTTCAATCTTAGAAGCGTCAAGCACACAGGAAATCAAAGTATCAGGAACAGCCCCTTTAACCCAGAACGTGACAATCATGGAAACTATGAAAGCTAACAGGAAAAGGGCGAGGATAACCAACACCCTTTTACTGGTAGCAGATCGCTTAGTTCGTCGTCCCACTTTCTAAATCCTTGATTCGATTATTGGCTACCTTAATTCTCTCTTCCAGAACATCAATTCTGGTATGGAGTTCGGCAATCTCTTTTGCGTCAGACGCAAGCGCAGAAACCTTTTTCTCCAACTCCAACAGCCGGTATTCTACCAGCGCAGAAGATTTCCGATTAGCCATATATGAACCGAGAATACTTGCGAACGCAGCAAAACCGGCTACAATGACACTTTCCATGATTGCACCTCAAATGAAATAAAGTTAAAGGCATAATCTATCTAATCATATTATAAATGCAACTTGACATTTTGTCAAGTACATATTATAATATGTATAAAGGGTAAGGATATTTGCCTTTACTTTATAATTTCAGAACGAAAGGAGTGACACGATGCCGCAGTTAAACCGAGACGATTTCATGGCTCGAATCAATTCAAGATTGGGCGATGATAACTCCGAAGATGCCCTCAACTTTATGCGTGATATGGCAGACACTTTTGATGGGTTATCCTCTCAGCCTACCGACGTTGTTAGCAAATCGGACTTCGATAACTTGCAGGGGCGTTATGACGAGCTTTCGAGAAATTATCGAGAAAGGTTTATGTCCGCGCCCGTTGTACCGCAAGAACCTGAACCGCCGAATCCGAATGATGAAGCGGAACAGAGAGCAAAGTCTATCGGCTTCAAAGACTTGTTCTCTACGAAATAATGTATTTGAAAGGAGAATGAAGCTATGCCTAATAAGCCCGCTCTGGTCACTCTGACCAACAGCAGCGTGGACGTGCTGAACGCTATCCGCAACAGCGCTTCCATGAACTATCAGAATTATGTCCCCATTGCAACCCCCGACGCTGACAGCGTTCGCAAGATTGGCGCTATCATCATGGATAACGTCACTCTCCAGAATGAGTTTGTCAACGCCCTTGTCAACCGAATTGGCCGCGTCATCGTGACCTCCAAGCTCTATGACAATCCTTGGGCTTCCTTTAAGAAAGGTATGCTCGAGTTTGGTGAGAACATCGAAGAGATTTTCGTGGAGCTTGCCAAGGCTCAGCAGTACGACCCCAGCGTTGCCGAGAGCCAGTTCGCAAAGCGCGTCATTCCTGACATTCGCTCTGCGTTCCACATTCTGAACTATAAGAAGTTCTACAAGAACACCATTCAGAACAACTCTCTGCGGCAGGCATTCCTGTCTTGGGACGGTATCACCGACCTGATTGCGAAGATTGTCGAGTCTATGTACACCGCCGCGAACTATGATGAGTTCAACGTCATGAAGTACATGGTCGCGCGCAAGATTCTGGATGGCCGTATGTTTGTCCAGCAGGTTGACGCTGTTACCGATGCGAACATGAAGTCTATCGTTTCTAAGATTAAGGGCATTTCCAATGACCTTACCTTTATGTCCACGAAATACAACGTCGCCGGCGTTCATTCTTACACCAATAAGGACAACCAGTATCTCATCGTCAACTCCAAGTTCGAGGCTCAGATGAACGTCGAAGTTCTCGCGTCTGCGTTCAATATGGATAAGGCCGAGTTCGCCGGCCACATGGTTCTCGTGGACAGCTTCGGCTCTCTCGACACCGCCCGCCTTGGCGAGCTGTTCAAGGACGACCCGAACTATGACGAGATTTCCGCTGACCGGCTGGCGGCTCTGGATGAGATTCCCGCTATTCTCGTTGACCGTGACTGGTTCATGGTTTACGACAACCTCGTTCAGTTCGATGAAATGTACATCGGCGAGGGTATGTATTGGCAGTATTGGCTGCACCTGTGGAAGACGTTCTCCGTCTCTCCGTTTGCCAACGCCATTACGTTCGTTCCCGATACACCGACTGTTACCTCTGTGACGGTTAGCCCGACTGCCGCGAATATCACCGGCGCTACCGGTGGCACGGTTCAGGTGACTGCTACCGTCGTTACCACCAACTTCGCGCCGCAGGAAGTTGTTTACACTTCCGATAACGCTGCTGTCACCGTGACGGCTTCCGGCCTTGCCACCGTTCCCGCAGGCACGGCTGCTGGCACGGCTAAGATTACCGCGACTTCCACGTTCGATAACACGAAGAAAGCGGTTTGCACCATTACGATTAAGTAAAGGTGTCGAACATAGAGGGAGGGGTTACCTCCTCCCCTCCCTCTAATTTTATAAGAAAGGAGAAAAGGAATGTCAGCAGTTTCTCCAAGCACCAGATTGCTGTTTCTGAAAGGCGTACCTCTGGAAGCAACGTATGAGAATACGGTATTTTGGGACACAGCTACCGGTGCTACAAAAACTACGCAGGCACAGGCTTTCGTTAATTATACAAAGCCAAACCAGACAGATAAAGACGGCACGGTTTACAGTTTTAATCTGTCCAACCTGAGCTATCAGAGATATGGAAGAAACCAAATCAAGGTTCAAATCCCTATGGATATGCTTCTTGATTGCAACTATCTGATGTTCAACAACGACCGTTTTGGCGCTAAGTGGTTCTACGCTTTCATTACAAAGCTGGAATATGTCAGCGAAGTAGTTACTCTGGTAAGCTACGAAATTGACGTGTTACAGACGTGGGCATTTGACTATACGCCAAATTCGTGTTTCATTGAGCGCGCGCACGCTAAATCAGACATTATCGGAAGCAACCTCGTGGAAGAGAATTTTGAAATTGGCGACTATATGTTCAAGCAAGACCCTGTTACCTCGGCCAAACTGTCAGTCATGGGATATTACATTGCCGCCCCGTGGAAAGCCGATATTATCTATGGTGAACAGGGAGAAAGAACTATCACCATTACCGACAATGTTGGTGGTATGTATATCTCTGGAATTTATAGCGGCATTTATCTCAACCGCTTTAGCGATTTAGAGGACGTGAAAGCAGTCATTGCGAAAGCGTCTGAAGAACTTGGCGATAAAGCTCAGGCTATCGTGTCCTTGTACTGCGCCCCTTATCAGGCCGGTGTATATAATGACGGAAACCCTGAGACTATCCCCATTTCCATTGTCAACGATGTGTCGGTTTTCGGCGGTTATCAGGCTCACAACAAGAAGCTGTTTACTTACCCCTATCGCGGTATTCAGGCGTTCAACGGCAATGGCGAAAGCCACACATACCGGTATGAATACTTTGAGGGCGCTCGTAATATCTCAGCCGGTACTCCTGCGTGGTCGTGCGTTTTCGACATTGTTTGTGACGCAACGCCGAGCGGAACTTGTTATCTTGTTCCTCGCGGATACAAAGAGTGGGTAGGAACTACCGGTAAACAGAACTGGTATGAATCCATGTCGATGGGTGGATACCCGACAATCGCTTTTACAACCGATTCCTATAAGCAGTATCTCGCTCAGGATGGTGTAGTTCAAGTTCTTGGCGGGTTGAATGGCAACACGACGGATAGAGCGGTTGTTTCCGGTTTTGGTAAAGCTATTGGCGGGGTTATAGGCGGTGTCGCTTCGATAGCGGCTGGAAATATCGCCGGAGGTTTAACCAATGTAGCTGGAAGTGTATTTGGGGCTTTGAGCGAAAACGCAAAAGCTCAGAATATGCCGAACAACACACAGGGCGCTACCTCTTCGGGCCAGCTTAAAATGACTTTGAACCGTCAGCAGTTCCAGCTATCCGCTTTCACCATTCGGCGTGAGTTCGCTGAACGCATTGACTCGTTTTGGGACTGGTTCGGTTACTCCCAAAAGAAAGTAGCTTCCCCTGAGCGTCACGCCCGTAAGTGGTGGACGTACATCAAAACGCAGGGCTGCACAATCAACGGCTCGATTCCTGCTGATGATGAGCGTAAAATCTGCGACCTGTATAATGCCGGTATTCGTTGGTGGACGGATATTACAAAGGTCGGCGACTTCTACAACCTCGCGGCAGACAATAAGCCTATCCTTGAAATCACAACGTAAGGCGGTGAATAAATGGCAAGAAAACGCAATAACCGCGAGTTCTGGCAGAGTGCTTATAGCAACGACAGAACGTTCCTGATGTACTATAACCGCCTTACCGAACTCGCTACTTCCATGTTTGAGTGGAAGAATCTCCCCGACACGATTGACCCGCGATACCTTGAGCTTACCCTCTATGCCAAGGGACAAGCGGTGTTCTTCTATGACGGTATGCCCGCTGAAAATCCTCTTGGCTATCTCGCCCTCAACGTGGCTGCTTCCGCGCCGTTCAATGTATACGCTGTTCCAAAGGGCAGACGCGCGTATGCTATCACCGGCGCTCAATGGAATCTGACAGAGGATGATAGTGTTATCATTTATAATAACTATCTTAGGCTGCCGACCATGTATGAAATGGAGTTCTACGCACAGCGCTTGTGGGATTTAGACCGAACGATTGATATAAACGCCCGCTCACAGAAAACGCCTATTCTCATTAAGTGTGAGGAAAATCAGCGGCTTACCATGCTAAATCTCTATAAGGAGTATGACGGCAATACACCTGTTATCTTCGCTGATAAGAACCTTTCTCCAAATGGCTTACAGGTTCTTACGACTGGAGCTGAGTTCACGGCTGATAGAATCTATGAGCTTCGCACGAAGATTTGGAACGAAGCTATGGAACGGCTCGGTATCTCTGCGGTTCAGCATAAGGCTGAACGACTGGTTCAGCAGGAAGCAGCTCAGGCTCAGGGCGCTACGGTAGCAAGCCGATATAGCCGACTGAAAATGCGGCAGATGGCTTGTGAGCAAATCAATAAGATGTTCGGGCTGAATATCTCCGTCGAATATTCGCAGGATTATCAAATTATGGACACCGAGGAAATCGACGCTGAGAATAAGGAAAGCGAGGAAGAGGTCGATGAGTAAATACACAACGGAACTTCGCTTTATCTGCGAATCGCTCGCGGGGCAGACGGAAAGCCAAGGGTATGACCAAGTTAATTGGATTATCGAACAGGCTGCCCCGAAGATTTTCTCGTTTGATTTCCCGATGTTCGATGAGAGCTATCGTAATGTGTTGGAGAAGAAGATTCTCAAGCACTACTATACAAGGGAAATTGGGCTGGAAACTTATGGCTTGTGGCAGCTAAAGCTCGATACCAAAATGAATGAAATCATGCCGTATTTCAACCAGAGGTATAAGAGCGAGACGCTGGAATTTAATCCCCTGTACGATTTCGATGTTACTCGTGACCACAAGAATCAGAAAGACGAAACCGGTAAACTCGTCGGTTCGGCTACGAACACGGGCGAGAGTGCGAATACGGGCACAGTCACCGACGCTGGTACGAGTTCTCAGACGGATGATAACACGGCTACCAGAAAAAACAAGTTCAGTGATACTCCGCAGGGCGCTCTTACCAATGTTGAGAATGGAACATACCTCACTAATGCAGAGATTGATGATACACAGGTCAACAATCAGAGCGACGTTGAGACAAACAGCACCAGAACACTTAACACTAAGAATGCCGTAAACAATGAAACTACCACCAACACGACCAATACCGTGAACAGCACCGAGGACTTCATTGAACACGTCAGAGGTAAGCAAAGTGGAACGAGTTATTCTAAATTGCTGGAAGAGTATCGTAAGACTATGCTGAACATTGACATGGAAGTCATTGATTCCCTCGCTGACCTGTTTATGAATCTGTGGTAAGGAGTGATTGCTATGGTTGAGTTAATCAAAGATTGCCCCATTCCTAATCCTACGCTTCCTGCCGCATATACCGATTCGCTGTCTCTCTATGAGGAGATATGCAAATTAGAATATGAGAAAGGAGAAGAGGAAAATGCTATTTAATTGGTATGTCAAGCCCCTTAGTTGCTATGTCAGTAAGGTGCTTCCTGCCACTTATGACGCAACTCTCAGCTACTATGAGTGCCTGGCGAAGTTGACGTATAAGTTGAATGAGACGATTAAGAATCTGAATGATTTGGAAGAAAATCTCCCAACTTATGTGCAGCAAGCTATTGACGCGGCTCTGGGCGGCTGGGAAGAGAAAATGCAGCAGCAGTTTGCGGAGCAGAACGCAAAGTTGCAGGCGATGCAGGAGCAGATTGACGCGCAGGATAAACACATCGACCAGAAGTTGGGCGAGTTCAAGGCTGAACTTGATGCCGCTATCAGGGAGATGGAAGCCGTGGTTAATCAGCAGCTGAGCGCTATGTGGGCCATTCTGACAAGTGGCCTTGCAAGCAACAGGGCATATACGGACGCACAGATTGCTAAGCTGCGCTCTGAGTTCCCCGACCTGAGCAATGTGTTCGTTATCTCTCCGGTGGATGGGCGGTTAGTTCCGATTCAGGTGGCGCTGGACGATATGTACGACGTGCTTCGATATGGCGCTCTGACTGCTGGGCAGTATGATGCTTTGCAGTTGACGGCTAAGGAGTATGACGACAAGAATCTGACGGCATTCCGGTACGATATGTACGGCCTTGTGGAACTGTGGCCTTACCTGAATCCGCATAAGATGCACAGCGTGACAACCGGTGAGCTGACTATCATCGGCCCTGCGGTTTATCAGCTTGCGGATTATGTCAGGGAGAACGGTATCACCGCTCAGGCGTATGATAACTTGCAGCTTACTGCTCAGGCTTATGACGCAAAGCAAGTGACCGGCTACAGCTACGATTGGGCGGGGGTGACTACCTGATGGTATACACCGTAAGGTTCGACCTGTTCAAGCAAGAGGTCACAAGGTTTATTGATGGCGAGACGCAGATTCGGAAGAATTTCAAGCTAAAAGAGCTTTGCAACACGAAAACGGATAATGCGATTAAGCTCGTTGTCAATGAAAGATTGTTCCTGTTTCTGGATATGATGCAGGAATTGAGAGATAGATATGGGAAACCTATCAATGTCGGAAGCTGGTATCGAGAAGAGAAGTACAATAGAAAGATTGGCGGTAGCTCTAATAGCTTACACCTTGATGGGCTGGCGTGCGATTTCCATGTTGACCATAATCTGACACAGCATAAGAATATGGAAACAATGTGGAAAGCAATTTGCCAGAAGCACGGCGTGATTGGCGGTATTAACCATTACACGCATGGCTACCACGTTTGCATTGGCGAAGAGAAATTCGGCGCAACTGCTTTCGTGGTAAGAGATTATCGTGGGAAGAAAGGAGACTGGTAAAGTTGAGCCATAGTAAAGGTACGACTAATTATAATCTGCCGCTGTTTACTAAGGACGATAGGCCGGCTTGGCTGACGGATTTCAATTCCGCTATGCTGGAAGTGGATAACGTGGTTAAGGGGCTGTCGGATAAGGTTAAAGCCGGTGGATTGCCGACTTCTGGCGGTACGATGGATGGCAATATCAATATGAATGAACACGCTCTGACGAATGTTCAGGAAGTTGAATTGCCGAGTGCTGGTAACGGCTTGTATGTCGGCGCTGTTGTTCAGCCTGTTGGTACTACCGGCGCAAGACTTACTGGTGTTGGCAACGCAAATGCTGCGGCATTTGTTGAGCCAGACACGCAGGATAGCTATGTGCCGGTGAGAGTTGGCACACCGCAGACCGGCGATGATGCTGTGAATAAGAATAGCCTGAATGGTACGCTGTCAGGGTATTTGAAGAAGAGCGGTGGTACGCTGTCTGGGGCGTTGATTCTGAGTGGCGCGCCTACTGAAGATTTGCAGGCTGCTACGAAGAAATATGTCGATGACCACGCCGGTACTGGCGGTGTCAGTCAGGAGTATGTTGACGCTCAGGTGGCTACGAGGTTGCCACTGAATGGCGGTACGATGACTGGGGACTTGGTTCTGGTGAGCGATGTGCCTGCAACAGAGCATAGCGCGACGAGTAAGAACTATGTGCTTGGAGCGTTCGGAAGCTGTCTGCCGAAGAGCGGCGGCACTATGAGCGGCCCGCTGACGCTGAGTGGCGCACCTACGGGTGATTTACAGGCGACTACTAAGAAGTATGTTGATGACCAAATTAAGCTAAATATCACAGACGTGATAAATGCAAGCTATTAAGGAGTTAGATTATGGCAACATATACAACTTTGTCTGGGCTATTTAAGGGAATTGCCGATGCCCTTAGAGCGCAGACGGGAAACACCGCACAAATTGTAGCCGATGATTTTCCAGCGGCTATTAGCGCTCTGCCTGTACATGATTTGAGCGACGCTACCGCCGCTGCTGGCGACGTTCTAAAAGGCAAAACAGCTTATAACTCAGCCGGCAAATTCACAGGTACTATGCCCAATAATGGCGCACAGGGCGGCAATATTAGTACTGTTAGCGGCACAGTTACTATTGCTGGTGGTTATACTACTGGTGGAACGGTACAAATCGCTACTGCTGAACAGAGTAAAATTGTCGCGGCTAACATCAAAAAGGGCGTCACAATTCTCGGCGTTGAGGGCAGTATTGACGTTCAAGCTGAAATTGATGCCTATGTGACCGCCGCTATTGCTGCCAGCTATTGACCATATCCTACAATTCCGACCGATTTAGTAGGAATTGAAATGTGTTGCAAATGCAACAATTAAACAAACGTTTAATCGTTTGAATATTTTGTAAAGGAGAACTTTTATTATGGGTTACACGAACAAGACTTCTCACTACGAGTTGCCCCAGTGGATTGCGGGTGATAAGCCCTCTTGGCTGGGCGATGTGAATACCGCGATGCTGAATATCGACACGGCGATTGCTGGCGCTGATGCGAGCGCAACTGCTGCGGAGAGTTCGGCGGCTGCGGCGAACGCTCAGGTTCAGGCGCAGGAAGCGAAGATTACGAAGAATACCACGGACATTCAGGCGCTGACGGAAAACCTTGCTGATACACAGGGCGAGGTGAATAACGTTAAGACTACGGCTGAGGGCGCGCTGCCTAAGAGCGGTGGGACAATGACGGGGAATCTGATTCTGAATGCTGCGCCTACGAGCGATTTGCAGGCTGCGACGAAGAAGTATGTCGATGACAATTCTGGCAAGGGTGCGCTGATGCTTACCGGTGGTACTATGACTGGCCCGCTTACGCTGAGTGGTGCGCCGACTGAGGATTTGATGGCGGCTACAAAGAAGTATGTGGATGAACATGGCGCCGTGGTTACGGAATTTACTTTGGCTTATCAGCAAACTGGAAACCGAATTAAGGCTATCGCTATGTCCGGTGTACTCTTTATGAGTGGGTATCTGAATGCTACTTCTGAAGTCCCCGATGGTACCGCTATTATGACTTGTGCCGGAAACCCATTTAATTTATCTACGGGAGCAAGCGTAACCGGTGTCGGTAGCTATGTCGGCTCTCTCGCGGCATCTACGGTTGCTGGCAGTTTCAAGGTGGAATATGATGGCACAAATACCACAATTAAAAACTTTGCCAGCATGAGCGCTGGGTACAATATTGTCAGCGCGTGTGATAAGGTAGGTGGATAATGAGCGCGCTTACTGATTTGTTTGCACAAATTGCAGACGCTATAAGAACTAAGGGCGGTACAAGTGAACAAATTACAGCGTCAAATTTCCCTACGGCTATTTCAAATATTTCAGGGGCAATACACGGGACACAAAACTTTACAGGAAACCCTGCAACTATTACCATACCGGAAGCAGCTGGAAAGGAAAATTTATTGATGGTTTTATCGCCTATAGCTGATGCCGGTCAGCCGTCAAACTATCACACATACGGCATAATTGTCCTAAATGGCGTTGCGTCGAGTGCTATGGAGATTAAAACCGTCGCTCAAAATGGTGGGCCTACAACATGGGATTCAGCAACAGGAACAATTGCTCTGACAAATTCTGCATGTAGCGGGCCGTGGAACTGGGTAGCGTGGTAAGGTAAAGATAGTGG